CATTGCTGCTAACTATTTTGCTCATTCAGATTTACAAGTGCAGATGTACACAGGTGCAGACCATTACATCACATTCGGTTTCGTCCCATTCATCATTGAATTAGACGAAGAGGCAGGGCTGCCACGTATCAGAGTAGAAAGTCCAATTGGGGCTTACCCAGAGTTTGACCGCTACGGACGTTGCATCGCCTTCGCTAAAAGATATGAACTATCAATTGCTGAGTTAGTATCCCAGTTCCCAGAGTACGAAATGCAACTATTGGGTAGAGATGGATATGAGCAAAACTTAAGTGCAAGAATTGAATTTGTTCGTTATTACGACAAAGACCAATCTATCATTTATGTTCCCACCCGCAGTAATCTAATTCTTTCCCAAGCGGTTAATCCACTTGGAAAAATGATGGTTGTTGTTGCTAGACGCCCAAGCGTTGATGGTGAAATGCGTGGACAGTTTGATGATGTTCTAGGTATTCAACTGCTTCGTAATAGGTTCGCATTACTTGCGATGGAAGCAGCAGAGAAATCTGTTCAATCACCAATTGTTGTTCCACAAGATGTTCAGGAAATTGAGTTTGGCGGAGATTCTATTATCCGCACAAGCAATCCTGCTGGTGTACGCCGTGTTGAACTGCCTATACCTAATGGTGCATTTACTGAACAAACATTACTGCAACAAGAATTAAGAACTGGAACTCGATATCCAGAATCACGTACTGGTAATCTTGATGCAAGCATCATTACTGGTCAAGGTGTTCAAGCCCTTATGGGTGGCTTTGATACACAGGTTAAATCTGCTCAGGCTATCTTTGCCTCAGCCCTTAAAGATGTTATCTCTATTGCCTTTGAAGTAGATGAAACATTCTTTGACTTTGATAAAACAGTTCGTGGTGTAGATGCTGGTTCTCCATACAGCATTGACTACAAACCATCTAAGGACATTAAGAAAGATTACTCAGCCGATGTTCGCTACGGCATGCTTGCTGGTCTTAATCCAGCACAGGGACTTATCTTCATGCTACAAGCATTAGGCGCTAAGATTATTTCTAAAGACATGGTTATGCGTGAACTACCATTTGGTATTAACGTAACTCAAGAGCAAGAAAAAATTGAGATTGAAGAAATGCGTAACTCATTACTGGGTGCATTGGGGGCATATACTCAAGCAATACCTCAAATGGCTACACAAGGAATGGACCCATCTGACATTATCGTAAAGATTTCAGATGTAATTAAGGCCCGTCAAAAAGGAGTAGCAATTGAGGATGCGATTGAAGAAATCTTCAGACCTGAAGAATTACCTCCTACTGGTGCATCTGAGGTTGAGCAAACGTCCCCTGCTCCCGCCGCTCCAGTGGGAGGCATCCCTCAACAAGCAGAAGGTGGCGGACTACAAAGTCTTTTATCTAGTTTAACTGCAGGTGGTCAAGCAAGTGCTAGTGCAAGGACAGTAGTAAGAAGATAATTTAGAAGGGGACCATGACAGCAATAGTTGGAATACAAGGTAAAGGCTGGGCTGTTTTAGGCGCAGATACTACAACCTCATATCAAGACAGACCATACGTGGCTAAAGGGTGTGAGAAGATAGTCAAAATTGGTGAGTATCTAATTGCAGTTGCAGGTGATGCAATTGTAGGAGATATCCTTAATAATTTATGGCAACCACCAAAAGTAATTAAGACGCAAGACCCAGATAGATTTATGATGATTAGAGTATTACCATCCATGAAGCAAACTATATTAGATGGCGGATACGACCCAACACCTAAAACAAAGAATGATGATGATTCAGGTTGGGATGCATTAGTTTGTTTTAATGGTAGGTTATATCAAGTTAGTGATGACTATGGATATATGCGGGATGACAAAGGTTTATATGCAATAGGTTCTGGTGGAACCTTAGCCCTTGGTGCATTAGCAGCACTAGAGTCTGAAACTAAGACTCATGCTAAAGCATCTGGCGCAGCAAAGAAAGCAATTAACATAGCAATTGAATACAACGTATGGTGCGGTGGAACCGCAACCGTTAAAACACAATTTACTAAGTAGGAGGAAGTGTGGAACAGCAAGGTGGATATAGAAAACCGAATAACCCAGCCCCAGTATCAGGCCCTGGCTCTCTTAGTCAGCGTACTGACGGGGGTCCAACACAACCCGCAACCTACATCCCAGGATTACCACAAGGACAGGGACAACAAACTTACGACAATCAAGTAGCAGCACCTATGGCTGGCAATCCATACCCTAAAACAAATTTAAATCTTGGCGGTATGTCAGATATTATTCCATTAGATGCGCCTACTCGCCGTTCTGCAGAGCCAGTAACTAGTGGTATTGATTTAGGAGCAGGTTCAAATTTTGCTTCATTAAATCTTCCTAACTCAGAACCAACATTACTTTCAATCCTTAGCAACATTGCACAGTATGACCCTAGTGGAGACTCTGAATTAATTTATAGAACGCTAGAAGATAGAGGATACTAGTGGCTTATAAACCATTAAATCCTGTAGTAGCAGAGGTTAGCCCAAATCTTTATAAGGCTGCTGTAACTGCTAACCTACCACCTGAGCAACAGAAGATAATTGAGCAGATGTCCTTTACGCATAAAAAGGCTAAAGACCTGCTTAAATTAAGTGAAGAGCAGGCTAGAAAACAATTTCTTGAATTAGACCCAATTGTTCAGTCTAATATGAGATATTTATTTCCTGACAAAAAAACATTTGAAGTTGAACAAGGATTAATTGGCAAGGCTACTCAAGCCGTTACTGGTGCTGTAACTAATGTATTCAAAGGTGTAGCAAGTCCATTGTTAGTTGGTTTTGCTGCAGCAGATATGTATGGAAAAACAGTTAATACTTTACCTAATGTTTATCGTCAAGTAAAGCAAAAAATTCCATTTAGCAAGCAAGTTATTAAAGATGGATTCAATGGTAAGAACTCTTTCAAATGGGATAAAATTGATGAGTTTGAACAAAAGTATGGAAAAGGCGTAGTATCTTTAGTTACCTCTACTATAGATGGTAAGACACCAGGCGAAGCCATTGATGAATATGGCAAGGTAGATGCTGAAATTCTTGATGCAATTAAATTCTACAATGATGAGCCACAAAAATTTAATAAAATTTTAGAAGAAGTAAAAATGAATGCCCAGATATCTCCAGGTAGAGATATTGCTGGAAAAGAAATTCAACAACGTGTAAACAATAAAGTTGATACACTTCCAGAAAAATTTCTAAAAACTTTAGGCATTGATATGTCAACGGAAGAAGGTGTGCTTAGGGCACAAAAAGTAGTTTCTGGTCCTATTGATGGTTTATATCAGATAGGCATTGACCCACTTTCTTGGGCTGGCGTAGGAACTGCTATTAAAGCAGTAACTAAAGGAATCGAAGGAGTCAAGGCTACACCTACAGAAGCATTAAGATTTGTTGGTCTTAAGAGTCGTGGCGAAAAAATCAAAGACAAGTACCAGTTCTTAGCAGAACGTGGCGATGTTACAGCAGGTATGGATTTTGTTTTTAGACAACCAGATGTAATTAAACTTTGGGATGAAGAACTAGGTCCTATAGTTAGAAACTTTGCCAATGCTAAGACATCTCAAGAAAAAGCAAGTGTCTATCGTACTGCTAAAACTCAATATCCAGAGTGGGCTAATACTGAGATATTAACAGGCCTAGCAATAGGTAAAGCCTTTGATGCTAACTCTGCAAGAAAATTCTTTGTTGATATAGATGATAAAAATTTATTAATGCAAGGCAATTTAGACGGAGTATCTTTTTATAGAAATGCTATTCCCGTATCTAAATCTTACAGAAATCTTACATCTTCAGTTCATCAAACAGCAGATGCAATCTTTAATCCAAGTGTTAAAACTGGCGAAATTGCTAAGAATGTAGATAGTATTAGACTTGGCTCTGCAATGGATATACTTACTAAAGTATCCAATGAAAGAGATGTTTTAATTAATCCAGCAATGGCTGATTTAATTAAACTAGAAAAAGATGTTAACGTTCTTCACAAGGCTGGTAGAGTGCTTCAAAGAAGCCCAGGCCGTATTCTTTATGGCGAAGATGCTATTAAAACAGTTGATGAAGTTCGTGATTTAGCGGCTCAAGTTGTAAGAAGAGACCTTGCAGATACAATTGCTTTTGAGTTTTTAAACCAAAGCGAAGAATATCAAAGAACAATAGTTCGTAATCTTTCTTATGGATATATGCTTAAACAGGGAATGGTTGGTGTTCCTGATGGCAAGAATCAAATGTCGGAAATTTTGAATGCTACCTTTAATGAAAAAGCAGGTATGTATTCTACAGTTCGTTCTGAAGTGCCACAACACTTTGTTGGCCGAGTAAGCCGAGAAGCCTATACTTTAGAGAACGATGTAGCAGTGCAGTCAAGCAAAGGTATAGTTCAACTATCTCAAACTGCTGAAGGTACAGCACCTTTGCCATATGAAATTATTGCAGAGAATGCTGCTATTGCTAAATTCAAAGGCAAAGATAAATTAAAGTTTATGACACTACTTGGTGGCATAACTAGAAATAAATTTACTCGTGCTTACAGCAATTTTTGGTCTACATTTACATTGTTCCCTAGACTCGGAACAAGAACAAGTATTGATGAAAGTTTTTTCTACTTCTTAACTGCACCTACAGACGAATTAATTAAGTTTGCTTTTGGTGGTCGCAAAGAAGTAAAAGCACTAAGTGCAATTAGTGGTTCTAAATCTGCTATTGGCTATAAGCGTGCAATCTACAAACTATTTCCTAAAATGGATATTACTCAGAAGATTCCATTTGATAAGCGTGTAGAACTTGTAGAAGAACTTGCCGCAAAATTAAAGATTACACCAGAGCAAGTTCAACAAGAAATGATTCGTACTGAACTAGTTAATAGATACGAAGAAATTGTAGGAACTCAACTACCAGTAGGCGCATTAGATAACATGCGTAAGTTATTAAAGAATAATCCTTCTGCTGTTGATTCTATTGCTAACTCTATGGGTGCAAAGACCAGCCTTTCCGCAAGAGTAGACAAAGAATTTGTAAATGCTCAGTTTACTCCATCTAATTTAACTAAGATGTATGAGGCAAACAATCTAAAAGCCTCTAAAAAGTATAGAGCAGTTGATATTAATGAGTTAAATGACTTAGAAATAGCAGTTGCTCACTTTGATAACTTTAGTATTCGCTTTTCTTACAATGGAAAAACTGTAGGTGAGCAACAATATGTTAGCCCAGTTACTCCATTCTTTAGGCACAATGGCTTAAAGACTGGTGGAGACTTTGAATTAGCCAGAAGAGATATCCTAGACCAGGTAGGCGTACGGGCTGATTTAGATTTAAATACATTTGACGCTTTTAATCTTAAGAAAGTAAAAGATTTCAATAAAGAATTTAGCACAACTGTATATTATCGCCAGCAAGGTATGAGCGAAGCAGATATTGCTAAGGTTCATATAGATAATATGTTGATTGATATGTATGACACCTTTCATGGTGGTCCAAGTTCATACAATCAAAAATTATATGATGCTATTGTAGAACGTCACCAAGGGTTGTATGGTTCATTAGCCAGTTCTAAATCAATATCAGGTGGAAATGCTGGAAAGGGAACACCACTTGGAGATGCAAAAGATATTGCTATGCGTTCTGAGTCAAATGCAGCAATAGTTGAACTTGCTGATTTAGATGCTCAGAAAAAAATAACAACTGTTGTTCCAAATGGTGTTGGAAAAACTTCTAGCGAAACAAGTTTATTAAGACTTGGACCAGCAACTGGTGATTTATCTGGAAAAACAATTATGCTTGCTAGAAATGGTAAGTTAGCCAATAAAGAATTACGACCAGAAACTATTAGAAGTATTGTTGATGCAAATGCGGCTGGTGCTAAATTCGTTGTTGGTGATATGCCAAATGTTGATAGTCAATTCCATGATTTATTAAACAAAATTGATGCTAAATATACAATTTTTCATACAGGAACTGAACCTCGTACTGGTGTAGTACAAAAACCTAAGAAAATGGTTAAGGCTGCTTGGGCAAAAGCCTCTGCATCTTTAACTCCAGAAGAATTTATTGACCTTACCAAAGGATTCCGTCCTACCAGTGGACAAATTAATACACGTTTAGTCTTTATGGGTGGAGAAGCAGACCTTAAAGGCCTAGAAGATGTTAATGGAAATGGTGAAATATTAGGTAAATTCCAAAACTGGGCTATGGATATTATGGATGCACAAGTAAATGGTCTATATCGTCAGCCTGCTGTTTGGATTACATACAGTAAATACATGGATGACCTTGCTCCATATGAAAAGAAACTTGCTACTCAATACAAGAATGCTATTAAGCAAGATAATCCTTTGATTTCAGATGCAAAAGCAGCAAAACTTGCTAATGCTCAGGCAGAAAAGCAAAGAGTTGAGTTAGCCTGGAATGGTGCAGTAAATGAGTTAATAACATTTGCTGATAATCCAAATATCAAAACTAATTTTGCTGTATCTGTTCGCTCAGTAGGTCGTTTCTATAGAGCAACCGAGGACTTCTATCGCCGTGTATATCGTTTATATACAAAGAAACCATTGCAAACTTTATATCGCTTAAGACTATTACACACAGGCTTACAGGCTAGTGGTGATATTTATGAAGACGATAAGGGAGATATATACGTAACCTTTCCTACGGATATTATAATAAACTCTGCAGTAAATCCTATTATTAAAGTTTTTGGTGGCGATTTCAAAGTTCCATCCTTTAACGATTTTGCTATTAAGTTAAGATTAATTAACCCATCCTTTGCCCCAGATGCTGGTCAACCAGCCTTTAGTGGTCCAGTATCAGCAGTTGGTTTATTAACTTTAAAGGCTTTCTTACGTGAACTACCTTTATTTCCAGGTCCCATTAAGGATAAGATTGATGCACCCGCAAGTAAGGCGGCAGATGCTATTAATACTATAGCCCTGGGCAATATAGGTAAAAACTTAGACTTACGTGAAGCAGTAATGCCTTTGCTAGGTTCTACAATTTGGACCAGCCTATCTCCTACAGAATCAGACAGACAAAAGTCTACAGCCGTACTTCAGGCTATATCTTATTTTCAAGCATATGGGTACAATCTACCAGCAGATGCTACAGTTGAGGAAACAGATAAGTACCTAAGTAATCTAAAGATTGCAACAAACTCAGTTGTCGTAGGACGTAACTTCCTAGGCCAGATATCACCAGCATATCCAGCATTACGGGATACAAAAGGTTTACCTGCTTATATGAAGGATGTTGGTATTACTTCATTTAAAGCAGAGTTCTGGGATATCTACAACAGCATTCTTCGTAATGATTCAGAGAATGCAACAGATGCATTTGAGTTAGCACTGGCTACATTCATTGGTAAGAATCCAGGAAAGTTAGCCTATATAGTTCCTAGAAATAATAGTGCTATGAAAGTCTTTATTAATAAGACAGAAGAAGTAAAGAACTGGGCTGTCACTAACTCTAATTTCATAGATACATATGGAGAAACTGCATATATCTTTGCTCCTAGAGTTGGAGAATATAATCCAGATGTTTATTCTTGGATGGAATCTGAAGGTATCTTAAGGTTCCCAAAGGGTAAAGATGAGTTTAATAAATATCTAAAGAACTACCTAAAAGATGTGCAGTTATCAGAAGACCGTGAGACTTACTTTGGAATTGAAGATAATCAAAAGGCTGAGTTGGCAAAAACTACTGATATTGACCTACGTAGACAGATTATCTACAAAGCACAACAAGCCCGCAAGGCTATGTTAAATTCTAACCCATACCTAAAGGCAGAAATTATGGGTAATATAGATAACCAGGGTGAACTAGAGGTTAAGTTCAGAGAGTTATCAGAAATAGTATCTAGCAAAAATAGTCCGCTAGATAAACGTTCAAGGGCTGCTATGCAATTAGTTGTTTCTGAGATGGGTCAATTCTTAAATATTGCCCAAGACAAGAACATGGCTAGCCGCTTTGACTTTAGCGAAGTAAAGGCTGCTAAAAAGAAAAGCATTAACAAAATAATTGAAGAGTACAGCAAAACATACCCAGAGGTTAGAGAGGCAAATCGTTTGATTTTCCGTTCACTATTGAACTCATACTCCAAGGATGTTACAACAGCAAGAGCACAGGAGGAATAGTATGGGTGACCGTCCATTTGAAATAGAAGCACAACAGAAGTCACAAAACTACGCAGACCTTGATGCTAAGTTTAACGAAACTAGTGGCGAGTATAAAATTACTCTTGACGAAAACGGAAGATATCGCCAACTTGTTAAAAGCGTTGATGGTCAAAATATTCAGTACTTTTTATATGTATACCCAGATGGCAACTTTGATGTTGTAACTGGAACTAAATATGTTGCTCAAGTTAAAAAAGATAATGCTAATAACTTAGAAAAACTTAGAAATGATTTATTTAGAAGTGGTTTTTTAAGCGAAAAAGATTATACAACTAAAGATAGCGATGCTTTTACTACCGCTATTTTAAGGGCTGGCTCTAAACAATCAGTAGAGCAGGTAGATTCTTTCCTTATAGATAAACAAACTAAATTAACACCGTTTTCCGATTGGACGGCAGGTCGTCCCACCTCTGCAGATGGTGGTCCTACAAAGAGCCGAGTTGAAACTACAGAAGTAGATGCTGCTGAGATGATAAACAACTATACTCAGCAACTATTAGATAGACCAGCAACTGAAGAGGAAAAGAAACTATTCTTTCAGAAGATTAAATCTGCAGAAAAGTTAGCAATAGTTGTAAATAAAAATGTTGGCGGAGTGCAGGTAACAAGTGGTTCTAAATTAGCAGATGCTGATTATAGAGAGATTGCCTTTGAGACACTTAGAAAGTCAGTATCATCTTTAACTGATGAAGAGATAGGCAAAGGAACTGGGGCGTTAAGCCAATCAGTATCTTCCCTAAAAGAATATGCTACCCAGTATGGTATTAATCTATCTAACCGTGAAGCATTTAATCAGGTAATGGGTGGAATGGTAGAGGGTGGAACCCTTACTACTGGCAAGTTAGATTCACAACAACAGTCTATTAAAAATATGGCTAAAACTTTTTATCCTAATATGTCTAGCATCATTGATGGTGGTGGAACTGTTAGTGGTATAGCAGACCAATTTGCTTCTATTATGTCTAGAACTTTAGAGATACCAGCAAATTCAATTAACGTATTTGATAAAAGAATTCAAAAGGCTCTAGCCAATAACGGGAAACCAGGTGTAATGACTACTACCGATTTTGAAGTCCTATTACGTAATGAACCAGAGTGGGCTAAAACTAAAAACGCTAAAGAAGAAGCAGCAAGTTATGCTACTAGTATTCTTCAGAGTTTTGGATTGATGGCATAATGGCAACTAAAAAGAAAATATCTGCAGAAGAAGCAGCGGTTCGTGCAGCACTTGCTGTAGTTCAGGCTGATACTGGTTTAGCAAAGGCACAAGAAATAATAAAAACTGGTGCTGTTCCTGCAGAAACTGCTACTGCCAAACCTACTTATGAGGGAATGCGTTCACAACTATCTGAAATCAAAGACCCTAAAGTTAGGGAAGCACTTGAAAAATCTTTTGCTTCTACTGATAAACTTACAGAAACTGTTACAAAACAATATGAAGCACTTGGCTATACATATGACCCAAATACTAATACGGCAACTCCTAAAGTAAATACTGGTGGGAGTGATACTAATTTAAATAAAGATAATGTTGTTAATAAAGATGCTGTAATAGATAAAGATACTCAAGATGCTTATGCTATTTTAAAGAGTGCTCTATCTAAATATGGATTAGAAAGCCTTTATACTGTTATTGAGGGTTATATGAAGTCTGGCCTTGGGCCAGAGCAGGCTAAGTTAAAGATTAAACAAGAGCCAGCATATCAAGCAAGATTTGCTGGTAATGAAAAGCGTAGAACTGCTGGATTAAATGTTTTATCTGAGGCAGAATACCTTGGCTTAGAAGATGCATATAGTCAAACACTTAAGGCTTATGGACAGCAATCATATTTTGGTGCAACCCGTGATGCTCGTCAAACTACAATGGCTGCTTTAATTGGTGGAGATGTATCTGCTACTGAGTTTAAAGATAGAATTGATTTGGCTGTCACTAGAGTTACCAATGCAGACCCAGCAATAAAGACTCAATTAAAAGCCTTTTACAATATTGAAGATGCTGACCTAGTTGGATACTTCTTAAATCCAACACAGAATCTACCTAAACTAGAAGAGAAGGTTAAGGCAGCAGAAATTGGAAGTGCTGCAGCAGCCCAAAACCTAGTAACTAGTATGACTACTGCTGAAGACTTAGCCAAGTTTGGCATTGATTTAGCAACAGCACGTAAGGGTTATGCAACTATTGCAGATGTTTTACCTACTGCTGGCAAGTTAAGTGATATTTATAAAGAAGAAGGTATTACTTATAATCAAGCAACAGCCGAAGCAGAAACATTTAAAGGGTTAGCCTCTGCTCAGCGCAAGAGATTAAAACTAGCAGAAAAAGAAATTGCATCCTTTAGTGGACAATCAGGTATGAGTAAGTACTCATTAGGAAGTAAATCAGCAGGACAAATATAGATTCCCTACACGGATAGACCAGCCCCGTGAGGTGTAAAAGTCTGGGAGTAGAAGCCAGCCAGTTTCCCCGAACTGAACTGTGGTCTACGAACTAATCAACGAATAGAAAGGGTGGTTGCTATGAGCAACAATTACTGGGAAGACGAAGACGAAGACCAAGATAACGATA